GGGAGATACCAGAATGGTTTCAGACGAAAGATATTATGAATACATGGGCAGGCGGTTAAGAGAAGAAGAAGAAAAAATGGCCGTCATTGAAGAGCAACATTCACACACAAGTGGTTTGATGTTGGACATGAAAGAATTAACAAAATGTCATTATGATGTACTTATTCGTAATAAAGAACTAATTGAAGAAAATGATAAATTGAGGAAAGAAATTGCCGACTTACACAATCAAGAATAATGATGATGGAAAACATTTTGATACAGTATGTACATATGATGAACTCCAAACATTTTTAGAAGAACATCCAAGTTTCACAAAAGTAATTACTGCACCAAATATCGTAAGTGGTATCTCTGGTAAAACACATAAAGTTGATGATGGATTCAAAGAGAATATGTCTAGGATTGCAGAAGCACATCCCAATTCACCCATGGCACAAACTTATGGAACTGGCAGAAATCACAAAGAAATTAAAACATTTAATGCTATAACTAAACACGCTAAGAGTATTGGTAAATCACATGATTTAAATGCAATTAGTCAAGAATATAAACAAGGTCAACTTGTAAAGTAATATAAATAATATTGCATGGAAACAATATATTGTGTATCAGCTTCCATGTAAGGAGTATGGAGTGTATCCCACTCCTACTCCACTTTAATAGGAATATATAATGGCAAAACAAAAAGACATCACTTATAATCAACTTTCTACAATTAAACCAGTAACCGATAGTCAAAAAATAGTATTTGAATCTTGGAAAAAAGGTTTAAATCAATTTCTGTTTGGTTGTGCTGGAACTGGAAAAACATTTGTATCATTATATCTTGCACTTCAAGATGTACTCAAAAACGATACACCATATGATAAAGTTATCGTAGTACGTTCTCTCATACCAACAAGAGAAATAGGTTTCTTACCAGGCGATGAAGAAGATAAAGCTGCATTGTATCAAGTACCATATAGTAATATGATGCAGTTCATGTTTGAACAACCAAACGAACAAGCGTTCTCTATGTTATATGATAGATTAAAGGCACAAGGTAGTTTCTACTTTTTATCAACATCATTTCTTAGAGGACTAACTTTTGATAATAGTATCATCATTGTAGATGAGTGTCAGAATCTAAACTTCCATGAATTAGATACAATTATTACAAGAGTAGGTCAAGACTCCAAGATAGTATTCTGTGGTGACTTTGGCCAATCAGATTTAACAAGAATGAATGAGAAGAACGGACTAATGAACTTTCTGCAAATTCTACAAGAAATGAATGAATTTAATTGTACAGAGTTTGACATAGGAGATATTGTTAGGTCAGGCTTTGTTAGAAGTTACTTAATACAAAAAACCAAACTAGGAATGGGGATAGAATAATGGACATAGATAAACTACGAGAGGAAATTGAATATGATGAAGGCTCAGTTGGAAAGATTTATTTGGATCATCTTGGTCTGCCTACTTTTGGGATCGGCCATCTTGTTTTGGAATCAGACCCAGAACATGGTTGGGAAGTTGGAACTCTTGTCTCAAAAGATAGATGCAATGAAGCATTCGACTCCGATATCAAAAATGTCTTGTCAGACTGCTACAAATTATATCCAGACTTTGATGACTTACCAGAGGAAGTGCAACGAATAATTGCGAACATGATGTTCAATATGGGGCGACCAAGATTGTCCAAATTTAAGGGCATGAAACGAGGCGTAGATGCAAAAGACTGGAACGCAGCCGCAGATGAGATGGTAGACAGCAGATGGTATCGCCAAGTAACTAAAAGAGCAGATAGACTTGTGGAACGTATGAGGAATGTCTAAACTACCATATGGTGGATATACTCAAAGAGATTGGGAAAGAACAGTAGGGTGGGGTAAAGTTCCACCAGAATATAAACATGAAGAAAGTGATAATGATGTACAACCACAAGACGATAAACCTACCAGAGATAACAGCAACAACGACTGACGGAGTTCGTTTATATGAAACTCCAGAGGGTAATAAGTACCCATCAATTACTACAGTTCTTTCTGTAAGAAATAAGAAAGGACTTTTTGAGTGGAGAAAAAGAGTAGGTGAAGATGTAGCGAACTATGTTGCACGAAAGGCTGCAACTCGTGGAACTCATGTACATCATATGTGTGAAGATTATCTTAACAATGACTTTGATGAAGAAAAACACAAAAAGAAATTTTTACCATACGTTCTGTTTAATCAACTTAAAGAATCTGTACTGCAAAAAATAGATAACATTTATGCACAAGAGTGTGGACTCTATTCTGATAAATATAAGGTAGCTGGTCGTGTAGACTGTATTGCAGAATATAATGGAAAGTTATCTATTATAGACTTTAAAACTTCAACTAAAGAACGAAGTGATGCATGGAACGAGAGTTACTATATTCAGGCGTCTGCATATGCAGAGATGTTTGAAGAAAGAACTGGAATTGAAATCAATCAAATTTGTATTCTAGTTGTTACAGAAGATGGTGTTGTCCAAGAGTTTGTCAAAGATAAGACAGAGTATCTACCTATGTTAACTGATACCATCAAGGAATGGGAAGAAAAAAATGAAATGGTTATTAGTACTGATATCGCTCAATCTGCATAGTGATGGCACAGCAGACCACTTTATATTTACTAACATGATGTATGATACTGTAGAGTCTTGTCAAAGAACAGCACAAGTAAATATGCGAGTAATCCAAGAAGTGTCCATTAGAGAGTTTAATGGGCCTTCTAAAATATACTGCTTTAGACAAGATAGATTCTTAGACTACATGAAAACACCACCACCAGAACCAGAAAAAAAACTTGATATTTAACCTTGACATTACAAAGAGAATGTGTTATAAATATAGTACAATTTGTTGATACGAGTTGAATACTGGGCTGGACATGGGGGCAGTACCCATCACCTCCACCAAAATGAGTTTTAAAATGGATGAAGTAATACTTTGGGAATACAGAAAGACATTAGTTAAGTGGATGTGTATCAACAACATATCACCACGACAAGCAAGACTCATTTTAATGGGGGTGAAATAGGATTGACAGGCAGGGATAGACAAGAGGAGAATTGTAGGTTGAACGCTTAATAGTTCATTTAAGTAAATGCAAACGATAATTTTGCACCTCAAGATTTCGCTCTAGCAGCGTAATCGGATAGGGTTTCGGTAGGTTTCCTAGTAACAGAATAACCTACCACTTAATTTAAGAGGTGAATATGAAATACATTTATGATACTTGGAACTCTGTTATGAACCATGATAGGAATCCACTCAAGAACATTCCAGACACAAATACCAGACATATGATAATGCAAGTGTTAGCATGGATGTGGTGTATTGCATTTAGTTCATACTTTACTAGTATGTGGATATTTGGTATAACTGCAATCGCACACATTATCATTCTAGCTGCAATTGCAATCACAGTATGTACATTTGAAACTGCAAAAAGAAACCCAAAATACTTTGGTGGACTTGGTAGAGCAAATGGTGGAGAACACGAATAATATTTATTTTTACATTGACAGATACGTTATATTATGTTACTATGAATATATTAAATCAATCAAAAAAGGTACAAAATGCAAACACCAAAAACATTCTCATTAGAGATAGAGAAAGTCGCACAAGATAAGAATATCAATCATCTGGATGCTGTTATCTGGTATTGTCAGAAGAATGAACTTGAACCAGATTCAGTAGGTCGATTGATTACTAAGGGTCTCAAAGAAAAAATTGAGGCAAATGCAAGGGAACTAAACTTCCTAGAAAAAACTGCTCAACTACCAATATAGGAGAATATGGTAATGTCTATCAATGCTAAAAATGCATTTCAAGCTCTTGAGGATATGCAACTCAAGAATCGAGTTAAGGAACTCGAAGCAGATAACGCCGAGTTGGTTAAGTCCAACGAGGAGTTAAGGGAGAGATGCAAAAAACTTGCAACTCGTGTACCAGAGTGGCCTAAAGGTTATAGACCCACTCGTAGGGCGTTTACGGAGAAGAAACGATATGAACGTCAACCTAATTGATGTCATGGGAACAGACTTGAGTGTAGTTAATGCTGCTCGAGTCTCTTTCGCAAAAGAAAGTAATGAGTTATCTGATAAAGATGAAAAACTCATTAAGTATCTTGCAAAACACAATCATTGGAGTCCTTTTGGTCATGCATCATTGCAGTTCAGAATTAAAGCTCCAATCTTTGTTGCAAGACAATTAGTGAAACACCAAGTCGGTTTGGTGTGGAATGAAGTATCAAGACGTTATGTAGATGATGAACCAGAGTTTTATATTCCACAAGAGTGGAGATTGAAAGCAGATAATAAAAAGCAAGGTTCTAGTGATGAAACTATAGAATATAATCTTGGTTCTACTTTAGAATTTATTAAGACAACATATCAGAATATGTTGAACTCGAATATTGCACCAGAGATGGCAAGAATGATACTACCACAAAATCTATATACAGAGTGGTATTGGTCTGGAAGTCTTATGGCTTTTGTAAGAGTGTGTAATCTAAGATGTAAAGATGACACACAGAAAGAAACACAACATATTGCAGATTGTATTGATTGGCATCTGCATAGTAAGTTTCCAATGTCGTGGGAGGCGTTAAGAGATTTTGATTAAGCATATAGTCTACGGAAATGGGGAGTCAAGACCCAAAGATAAAATTATAGGGGGTGAGTGGTCAACCACATGGGGGTGCAATGCAATCTATCGTGATTTTGTAGTTGACAATCTCGTTTCTGTAGACTATGCCATGCAACAAGAAATTTATCAATCTGGTTATGCAATGAATAATAAATGTTGGTTTTCTGATTGGGAAGTATTACCAGCAGGATTTGACCCACAAATGGTAATGATAAACAATGAAGGGCCTGTATATGAAACACCAAAACTCAATAGGTCTGGTTGTGTAGTACAAGGTAAAACATATGATTCAGTTCAAAGAGTTATGGAAGAAATATTAATCTATAATCCACAACTAGATAAAGATGATTTGAGAAAAAAGTTAGAAAAAGATATTGGAATGTATATTACATGGGTTGATGAATATAATGACCAAGTAATTAATATTGACTATCCTAAAGGATGGTCAGCTGGGAATACTGCATTATATCTTGCTTGCAAGAATGGTGCAGAGGAAGTGTATATGGTAGGTTTTGATGGAAGTAACTATGCAGAACTTATAAATAACATATACAAAGGTAGTAAGAATTATCTTGCTGCTGATAGTCGTGGGTTTAACACGACTAACTGGAACAACCAATTTAAACTGGTACAGAAGGACTTTCCTAAAGTACAATTTTATAAAGTTGGAACAGATTTAACATACGAAGAACTATACAATAGCATACGATAAGGAGATATAATATGTCGTTAGAAAGTCTAAAGAGAAGCAATTCTCTAGATAAGTTACTTGGCGAAGTACAGAAAGAAAACGCACCTCAAGAGAAAAAGTCATATAAAGATGAAAGACTGTGGAAACCAGAAGTAGATAAGTCTGGTAATGGTTATGCAGTTATTCGTTTTCTACCAGCAGTAGAGGGTGAAGATATGCCATGGGCAAAGGTTTGGAATCATGCATTTCAAGGGCCGACTGGTCAATGGTACATTGAGAACTCTTTGACAACTCTTGGAAAGAATGACCCAGTTTCAGAAATGAATAGTGCATACTGGAATACTGGAATTGAGTCAGACAAAGAAATCGCTCGTAAACAGAAAAGAAAGTTACAATACTTCTCTAATATCTATGTGGTGTCAGATTCTAAACACCCAGAGAATGAAGGTAAAGTATTCTTGTTCCGTTATGGGAAGAAAATCTTTGATAAGATTATGGCTGCAATGCAACCAGAATTTGAAGACGAGAAGGCAATCAACCCATTTGATTTTTGGGAAGGTGCAAACTTCAAGTTAAAGATTCGTAAGGTTGCTGGTTATTGGAACTACGATAGTTCTGATTTTGATACACCATCTGCAATCTTTGATAATGATGAAAAGATTGAAGAAGTGTGGAAAAAACAGTATCCTTTAAATGAGTTTACTGCTGCTTCTAACTTCAAGTCTTATGAAGAACTCAAGACTCGTCTTGATGCAGTTCTATCTGGTAGTGTTACTGTTGGTAATGTTGCAGAACAGATGGAAGATGCTCCTATCTCTGCACCAGTAGTTGATACAAAACCAGTAGAGTCTACTTCTACGAAAGAAGAAGAAGATGATACTATGGATTACTTTGCAAAACTTGCTGGGTAGTTACAAAACACTTTATTAGAAAGAGGGGGAAACCCCTCTTTTTTTATATTGCATATCTAGAAACTCTATTAAACATTGGATCAGCTTCAACAATAACATTATTACTTGAAGTTGTACTATTGTTATTTACAGGTGCATTTGTAGTGGATGGTGCATTTACTACGATAGGTTGACCACCACCTTGTTCTACTGGAACTTTTTCAATTATATCAAAATCAGACCTACCTTCATTATCTGTTATTCCCATCTTCTTTCTTTGTTCAATTACTTCTGCTGATGGTTTTCTTCTTACAGTTTTGAATTTTGCTTGTGTGGGTTTAGGTTTTGCAACATTACTAGAAGTATCTGCTATGTCTTCCATAGTATCAACATCACCACTTTGCATCAATGCTTGTGTTTGTCCTTGTGGTCTTCCAGTACCTAATCCAGCACCAGCATTAAGTTCAGAACCACCACCCTCAAGTTGTTGTGCAACCTTTTCTTCTTCTGTTTGTTCACCAAGTAAGAAACTTGCAGCTTTTCTTCCAGCATAGTCACCACCGAAGTAACCTAATACACCACCTAGTAGACCACCACCAATAGTACCAACGCCAGGAAATACAGCAGTACCTAACGCAGCTCCTAGTGCAGCAAAACCAGCAGAACCAAGAGTACCACCAAGTAAACCACCAAATGCTTTTATCTTATCATCTTTAGACATTGAGTCATCCATGAGAATTGCAATACCTTGACCAGCAGCAAGTGCTGCACCAAGCCCAGGCACTAACTTTGCAGCAAGACCTAATCGTGGAAATGCCTTAAATGCTTTAGCTGCAGATGCAGCAAGTTTTGAACCACCACCTTTTAATGATGATACAACTTTACTACCACCTTTTGCAACATCTTTACCCATCGCTTTACCTAAATCTTTAACACCACCACCAACTTTCTTTGTAGCATCAACAATTTTTGAACCACCAGTTTTTAATGCAGTAACACCTTTTTTCGCAAGGTCAAGAGCACCTTTTGCCATATTCTTTGCAGAGTCCATCAGTTTTGATCCAGCATTTTTAACCATATCTAAACCCTTAGATGCAAATCCAGTTATACCACTCATGAATCCTTTGAGAGAAGTACCTAATCCAGCAAATGCAGTTACAGCACCCTTTAACATTCCACCTTTACCAAGAAATCGACCTAAACCTTTTTTACCACCAAAACCAGTAACAGCAGAAAGTAAACTACCAATTCCTGTCAAAAGTCCTACAAATTTAAATGCAACAAAAAGTGCTACTGCAGCACCAATACCAAGAACAATTTTACCTATACCACTTTCGTCACCAAATAGTGTTTTGATGCCACCAAAGAAACTACCTTCTTCACCAAAGAAAGCATTATAAAATTCTTGTAGTTTTGGAATAAGTGTGTCAAATATATAATCTGTCATCTTTTGAAAAGTATCACTCTGTAAAAAAGCACCGATTGCAAGAAAGGCTGCACCAGTAAGTGCAGCCACTCCACCTTTTCCTAATACACCCTCTAACTTCTTACCTATACCACCAAGAGCACCAAGCATATTTTTGAAAGTACTACCACGCTCCTTATCAATTCTTTGTTGCTCTTTGTTGATTTCTTCTTGACCAGCTTTAGATATTCCATCTCTCTTTGCAGATTGTTTTCGTAAATTAAGTTCTTTTTGTGCAATGTCTAATTGTGCCTCATTATATTTTTTACTGTCAGTTGCAACACCACCTTGTGCTTCTATTTCTGCTTTTTGTTTTTCTAAAGCATCTTTCATTTCTTGGATACCAGATTTTGTATCTTTATTAGTCTGTGCATCTTCTTTAGTTTGATTGTTCATCTGATAGATAGCATTTCTGGTTTCTTGTGTAATTTTTCTTTCTTCAGCTCTATCTTTTATTGCTTGTGTAGCAGCATCATTTGCTTTTCTGGTTTCTTCCACCATCTGTTTT